CACCATAGTGTAACCTTTTTTTGAGGCTGGATAAGGGATACAGAACCGGTTACACCGGTTACACCATTTTGAACTTTTTTTCGAAAATAAAATGTAAAATAATTTCTATGCATTCTATACTTTGAAAAATTTAGGATCTTGGTCTAATAATTCGTTCGGAATGTACATATGTCGCCTCATTGCATTAAATCCGTTACGAACCAGCTCAGTCCATACATCTTCCTTAATAATGACATCATTTTTAGGGTTTAAGAAATGTATGGTGACTCTGCCACATTTGT